ATTTTAACGAAGAGTTAAACAATAAGCACATGGTAACTACAGGAAGCTTCCAGTGGGAAGGCGGGGTCAAAGATACGAGAGTTATTTTTTATCCAAATAACAACGGTAGGTTTAAGGTATCGTGGATACCAGATCAAAACTTGCAAAACAATATAGTACTTAAACGAGGTAACAAATATCCAGGAAATGAACACATGGGAGCTTTTGGATGTGATAGTTACGATATTAGTGGTACTGTTGGTGGCGGTGGAAGTAACGGAGCATTATCTGGATTGACTAAATTTTCAATGAGTGATGCACCTCCAAACCATTTCTTCCTTGAATATATTGCAAGACCTTCAACAGCAGAGATGTTTTTTGAAGATGTATTAATGGCTATTGTATTTTATGGTATGCCAATATTATGTGAGAATAACAAACCTAGATTACTTTATTATTTAAAGCGTCGTGGTTATAGAGGCTATTCAATGAATAGGCCTGACAAAAGTATAAATAAGTTATCTGTATCTGAAAGAGAAGTTGGGGGCATACCTAATTCAAGTGAAGATATAAAACAAGCACATGCTGCTGCAATTGAAACTTATATAGAAGATTTTGTAGGCGAACAAGAAAGTGGATATGGAGATATGTATTTCCAGCGTACACTAGAAGATTGGGCAAAGTTTGATATAAATAATAGGACAAAGTTTGATGCATCTATTAGTACGGGTTTAGCACTTATGGCTTGCAATAAACATAGGTACAGACCAACAAACGAAACGAAAAAGAAGTCTTTTGACTTAGGATTTAAAAAATACAATAACAAAGGGAATTTTTCCAAAATAATTAAGTAGATGAAAATAAGCACAAGCTATAATAGTTCGTTTCCAGATCAGGTGGTACCAGATGAAGAAAAAGCAACTATTGAATATGGTTTACAAGTTTCTAGAGCTATTGAGCAAGAATGGTTTTCATTTGGAGGCAGTACTTCAAATAGATTCAACTTAAACTACAAAACCTTTAACATGTTAAGGCTATATGCCAGGGGGGAGCAACCTATGGATAAGTATAAGAATGAATTAGCGGTTAACGGGGATTTGTCTTATATGAACATAGACTGGACACCTGTTCCGGTGTTAACTAAATTTTCTAATATTGTTTGTAATGGTATATCTCAAAAAGAGTTTGATCTTAACGCTTATGCTCAGGATCCAGAATCTATAGCTAAAAGAACAAGACAACAGGAAGCTATATTGTATGATATGACAATGCAACAAGATATTGCTGTAGCTGCTCAAGTGTTCGGAAAAGATATATCTAAGTCAGGTATGGACGATCAGCAATTACCTGATACTCCAGAAGAGCTAGAGTTGTTTATGCAGCTAAAGCCTAAAATGGCTATTGAAATAGCCGAAGAGGAAGCTATAAATACCGTGTTAGATAAAAACAAATTTGATAACATAAAAGAAAGAGTGGATCAAGACCTTGTAAATATAGGTATTGGTATAACTAAAACATCATTTAATAAGTCACAAGGTTTAGTAGTTGACTATGTAGATCCCGCAAAATGTGTTTGGTCATATACAGAAGATCCCTATTTTAGCGATTTATATTATTTCGGTGAAGTAAAACAAATAACACTATCAGAACTTAAAAAGGAATTTCCTAATGTAAGTGATAGCGATTTAGAAAGAATACAATCAAGCCCAATCAACGGATCCAACGTTACGGGCTTTATGAATAACGATAGAGATACGGTTCAAGTATTATATTTTGAATATAAAACTTATATGAATCAAGTATTTAAAATCAAAAGAACAGACACAGGCCTAGAAAAAGCTATTGAGAAAACGGATGAGTTTAATCCGCCTCCAAATGATAATTTTGAAAGAGTATCAAGATCAATAGAAGTGTTATATCAAGGAGCTAAAGTAATGAACACTGATATAATGCTTAGATGGGAATTAGCAGAGAACATGACTCGCCCTATGGCGGACACCACTAAAGTTGTTATGAGTTATGCGGCAGCTGCTCCTAGAATGTACAAAGGTAAAATACAATCACTTATAAGTAAGTGTATAGGCTTTGCCGATATCATTAACCTAACAAACTTAAAGTTACAACAAGTATTATCTAAGATGGTGCCAGATGGTGTGTACTTAGACGTAGATGGTTTAGCAGAGGTTGATTTAGGTAATGGTACAACATATAACCCGGCGGAAGCACTTAATATGTACTTTCAAACTGGTTCAGTTGTAGGTAGATCCCTTACGCAAGAAGGTGATATGAACAGAGGTAAAATACCTATTCAAGAACTACAAACAGGTAGTGGATCAAGTAAAATACAATCTTTAATTGCAGCATATAATTATAACCTGCAGATGATTAGAGACGTAACCGGATTAAATGAAGCGCGAGATGGGAGCCAGCCAGATGCTAATGCTTTAGTAGGTTTGCAAAAGATAGCGGCGAACGCGTCAAATACTGCTACGAACCATATATTAAAGGCGTCTTTATTCCTAACGCTTAGGACAGCAGAAATAATATCTTTGAAGTTAACAGATGTGATAGCTAACCCGCTAACGGAAAATTCTCTTAAAAATTCAATATCAGCAACAAACGTTGAAACGTTAAGAGAGTTAGCAAATTCAAACTTATATGATTTTGGCATAATGTTAGAGTTAGAACCCGATGATGAAGAAAAAGCTGAATTAACAAACAATATTAATACATCGTTGCAGCAAGGAGGTATAGATATTGAAGATGCAATTGATATTAGAAATATCAAAAACATACAGCTAGCTAATCAAATGCTAAAATTAAAGCGTCAGAAAAAACAGCAAGCAGCACAACAAGCTCAAGCTGCTCAAGCACAAGCACAAGCACAAGCAAATGCTCAGGCTCAAGAACAGATTGCAATGCAGGAAGTTCAAAAGCAACAAGCACTGACAGCTGAGAAAATAGCAATAGAAAAAGCTAAAGCTGATTTTGAAATACAAAGAATGCAAATGGAAGCTCAAATGAAAGAAATGCTTATGGCAAAGGAGTTTGAGTATAACATGCAATTAGCACAAGGTAAAGGAGTAGCTGAAGATCAAAAGCAAGCTCAAGCCGAAGACAGAAAAGATCAGAGAACAAAAATACAAGCTACTCAACAAAGCAAAATGATTAAACAAAGAGAAACAGGTGGACAACCTCAAGACTTTGAATCACAAGGCAATGACAATATGAGTGGGTTTGGTTTAAGCTCTTTTGATGTTGACTAGAGTTATTTAAACAATTATATATTATTTTATGGAAAAAACAGAAGGAACTTTTAAGATCCAACAAAAGAAAAAGCCGGAGGTCGTACAAACAGATGATCAAAAGCGAGCGGCTATTAAAGAGCCGTTGATTGACACTAGTACAGATATACCTAAGGTTACGCTAAAGAAAAAAAGCACAGGACCAGATATAGCTAAAGTAGTTATACAATCAGAACCTGAAGAGACTGTTGAACAGGTCGTTGAAGAAACGCCTACATTAACGGAAGTTATTAAAGAAGAGGTTGCTGCAGAAACACCCGTAGCTGAAACTGCTCCAGTACAACCAACATTGCCTGAAAACATTGAAAAGTTAGTTAACTTTATGCAGGATACAGGTGGAAACATACAGGACTATGTAAGACTAAACACAAATTACGACGACGTTGATAAAAGCGTCCTCGTAAAAGAATATTATAAAAACACTAAGCCTCATCTTAGTCCTGAAGAGATCGATTTTGTTATCAATGATAACTTTGCGTTCGACGAAGACATAGACGAGGATAAAGACATACGCAAGAAAAAGATTGCGTATAAAGAAGAAGTTGCAAAAGCTAAACAGTTTTTGGAAGAGACTAAGAACAAATACTATGATGACATCAAGTTGAGGTCTACCGGTAGTTCTAATCAAACCGAAGCAGAAAGCTTTTTCAATAGATTCAAGGAGAATGAGGCGCAAGCCACCAAAAACCAAGAAATATTTAGAGCAAACACAAGCAAATTATTTTCACAGGACTTCGAAGGTTTCGATTTTAATGTAGGAGATAAGACGTTTAGAATGAGCGTTCCAAATGCGGAAAAGGTGTCCGAAAGGCAGCAGGATATAGGCAATTTCATCAATAAGTTTACTGGTGATAGCGGAGTTCTGGAAGATACAGCAGGTTATCACAAAGCTTTATATGCGGCAAGCAACCCTGACAAAATGGCAAACCATTTTTATGAGCAAGGTAAAGCTGATGCAATTAGAGAGATAACTAATAAGTCAAATAACGTATCAACTGAAGCCCGCCAAGCTGCTCCAAAAGGAGATGTCAAGCTGGGTAAATGGACAATAAAAGGTGTAAGCGACGGAAATTCTTCAAAAGTAAAAATTAAGAAATTTTAAAATAATTAAAAAATGGCAATAGCACCAGAATTTGGGAGTTTAATCCCAACACAAACTACGCAAGCACTTGCGACAAACTATTTACAATGGAACGATAACGGCGGAGCCGCGGGAATTCCTGACAATTTTGCTGACTTTGCTCAGCAGTACTTACCAGAAGTATACGAAGCTGAAGTAGAACGTTATGGAAACAGAACGTTAAACGGATTCTTACGTATGGTAGGAGCAGAAATGCCAATGTCTTCTGATCAAGTTATTTGGTCTGAACAAAACAGATTACACATCTCTTACGATGCTGTAGCCCAAGTTGATGGGGCTGGTACTTTATCAGTTATTGATATCAACCCAGGAGCAGTAGCAGGAGTACAAAATGTAATTTCTGTTAACGATACAGTAGTAATTCTTGATCCAGCGGGATTAGAAGCTAAAGCTATCGTAACCGCTTCTGTTTTAGGAGCTGCTGGAACAATTACCGTACAGCCTTTTAGCAATTCATCTTTAGCTACTCAAGGATTTGCTGCTACAGGATTGAAGGTGTTTGTTTACGGTTCAAGTTACTCAAAAGGAACTAGCTTAGATGCTGGTGGACCTGGTAACTCAGCTGCACGTAATTCTATCAACCCAGTAATGACTCAGTACGTTAACTCTCCAATCATTATTAGAGATCAGTTCGTTGTATCTGGTTCTGATACTGCGCAAATCGGATGGGTAAACGTTGCTACTGAAGATGGAACTGACGGATACTTATGGTATTTGAAAGCTGCTTCTGAAACTAAATTACGTTTCGACGATTATTTAGAAATGGCAATGGTAGAAGGTGAACTTAATGAAGTGGCTGCTACTCAATTAACTCAGCCAGGAACTCAAGGTTTATTTGCTGCTATCACTGAACGTGGTAACATCGAAACTGGATTCACTGCTGCAAATGGTTTAGCTGAATTTGATAACATTCTTAAGAATCTTGATACTCAAGGTGCAATCGAAGAGAACATGTTATTCAACAACAGACAAACTGCTCTTGACTTTGATGATATGTTAGCTGGTTTATCAGCTGGAGCAAACGGTGGTGTTGCTTACGGTTTATTTGATAACTCTTCTGACATGGCGTTAAACTTAGGATTCACTGGTTTCCGTAGAGGTTCTTACGACTTCTATAAGACTGATTGGAAATACTTAAACGATGCATCCACTCGTGGAGCTATCGACGGAGTAGCTTCTATTGAAGGTGTTATGGTACCAGCTGGAACTTCAACTGTTTACGATCAAGTTTTAGGAACTAACATTCGTCGTCCATTCTTGCACGTACGATACAGAGCTTCTCAAACTGATGACAGAAGAATGAA